GACTACGGAGTTTCAAACACTAACACACTTACAATAGCCAACACTGGCGCGGGCGGCCTAACTGTTAATGATACTTCGTCTGGGGGTATGTCTCTTGTCGAGTACGGAACTGGACCTGTCCATCTTCAAATAGCTGACAGCTCTTCGTCCGCCAGCATCATCATTGTCAACGCCGGTACAGGCGATGTTGATTTAGGGACCGATACTGGCGACGTAAATCTCGCTGCTGCTGGCAGAATAACTCTCGCCGCCCCTACACTGACTGTAGCCGGAATTACCGGCGTGGGTATGGCTGGTGTGCTCGCAGTCGATACCGGGGGCAATGTGACGGTCGCTGCCGGCTTGACCGTCGTGATCGTAACCGCCGCATTGACCGCTCTCGGAGCACAGGGAAGCATGACGTTTACGAACGGAATCCTGACGGCGCAAACGCCTGCAACCTAATCGAGGGAAAACGCATGAAGGCGGTCGGCGCGTCAGCTCGCGCAGGTCGCCTTCGACGGTACGAACTGGCAGCTTATTTCTGTCTGACGGGAATCCATGCTCATCAAGCTATTACTCGGCCGGCATGCCGGCGAGGTCTGTGACATTTCGAACGAAGTCGCGCTCGATCTGATTAACATCGGGCGCGCGACTCGCGCATTTAACGAGCAGGCCGATCGCGGGCCTCGCCTGGCTGCGGCAGCGCAGCCGGCGATCGCGATCGAGCCCGCGGCCGGCAGAACGAAGGCCTCGAGATCTGCAGCAAAGAAAGGCGGGACCAGGTGAGCCAAAGCATCGCGCTTATCGCCGGACCAGTCGCCGAGCCGGTCACGCTAAACGACGTGAAGCTGCAGCTCGGCTTCGGCCCGATGCAGGACTCCGATCGCGCCGCTGCCTCGATCCTGAACGACAAGCTCCGCGCGTTCATCATCGCCGCGCGCCAGGACTGCGAGAACTGGACGAATCGGGTCTTTTACACGCAGCGCTGGATCCTGCGGCGCGATTCTTTTCCAGGTCACAATCTGCGGTACGAGTGGAACGGATACCCTCAGATCGACCTGCCGAAGCCGCCCTTTCAATCGATCGACTTCTTCAAGTACATCGATGTGAACGGCACGCCGCAGACCTTGACGCAAGACACGACCTATGGAACGAATCCGGCGAATCCTCAATACGGGTACCAGCTCGAGCGCGGCAGCGAAACGCAATTCGGCCGGCTGCTTCCTCCGTTTGCGCGGCCCTGGCCGCCAACCAGGATGGTTCCGGCGAATGTGATCGTGCAGTTCCGATGCGGATACGGCGGCCCGATAGGGGTCACGCTCGGCGCGAGCTCGGCCCTGCTGACCGTTGTCAGCGGGATCCCGTCGACTTTCAACTTCGACGACGCTCCGCTGCTTCCTGGCGAGACCGGCACGCCGATCTCAATCCCTGGCGCGGGGCCGAGCGGCGGCCCGCTGAACACTTTCATCGCTTCCGTCAATCCATCGAACGGCCACGCGACTCTCGCGGCCGCATCGACCGGCGCCGTGACAAACGTCCAGGCCTGGCTCGGCCAGCCGCTTCCTGCCGTGATTCCGACGGCGATCAAGATGCTGGTCGAGTTCTATTACGAGCACGGCGGCTGTGAGGATGTGCCCATGCCGCGCGTGATCGAGAACCTCCTCGAGCCCTACAGAAACTTCGTGAGCTGACAATGAGCGCATACGATCTAACGACTCTCGGGAATGCGAAGGCCTGGCTGCCGATCGTGTCGACGAACACGAACGACGACCCGACGATCTCGCGGCTGATCACGGCGACGAGCCAGGACTTCATGCGCGCGACCAAACGCCCGGATCTTCTGCAGGCGAGCTATACGGAAGTTCATCAAGGCGACGGCTCGCCGCGCATGATCGCCTTTCACTGGCCAATCACGGTGATCACCACGCTCACGATCGGCGGTAACGCGATCTCGGAAAGCTCGAACAAGATCGCGCCTGGCTGGTACCTCGACCAGGACATCGATCCCGAGCTTACCTGGAACATTTACCTGAACGGCTTCGCGTTCACAGATGGCGCAGCGGTCGCGCTCGCTTACGAGGCCGGATACATGCAGCCAGGAGCGGCCGTCACGCCGCCCGAGATCGCGCTCCCTGAAGACATCGAGCAGGCCGTTCTCGACTGGATGTCGTATCGCTACAAGAACAGGCCGAACGTCACGACGACGCAGCGGCGCTCGAGCGAGGGCGAGTCCGCGCAGACCGAGATCATCGACGCGCCTCCGAACGTGCTGAGCGTGATCGAGCGCTATACGCGCGAGCGACCGTCGATCGATCGCCGGCAGGAGAAGCGGCAAGAGCGCGAGGCGCGCTCGCCATACGCGAAGCAAGGGAAGAAGCGATAGATGCTGCAGGTTGTCGTCGAGCGCCGCAGCGTCGACTCGGCCTTCGCTTACATGGAGCGCACGAGGCAGAGGATCTTCCAGAAGATGCGCGAGGGCATGCAAGAAGCGATGGAAGGCCTCGCCGCAGAGGCCGTATCGCAGGCCACGGCGGCCGGGATCCAGCCTCGCACGGGGCAGCTCTTCGAAGACATCCTGGCCTCGCCGAAGGTTCGCGAGACCGCGGAGCTCATCCGGGGAACGGTCTCGGCCGAGAGCGACATGACGATCGGCGGCCGCAAGTTTCGCGGATATCTGGGCACGGCGCTCGATGAGGGATACAACGTCCCGAGCTTCGACTCGAAGGTGTTTCAGTTCACGTCCGCGGACGGCAATACATTCTTTACTCGCGGTCACGTCGCTTTCGACGTGAAGCCGCATCCGTTTCTTCATCGCGCGAAGGAAGCATTTACTGCGCCGATCCTCGAGATCATCGAGGCGAAGATCGCCGAGGCTTACGAATGACGATCACAGCTCTCGCATACCAGCCGATCAATCGCGAAGCGATATGGGCGAGCTGCTTCGCGTGGCTGCAATCGCAGCTCACGGCGCCGGCCTGGACTCCGAGCACGCCCGTCGCGCAGGGATACATCGCTCTCGATCCGATGGGACATCGTCAGCGGGCCGTCACTGCCGGCACGACGGGCGTCGCGGCGCCGGCCTGGAACGACGCCGGCGGCACGACGGCGGACGGATCTGGCCTGACCGCTTTTACCTGGCAGGATCTCGGCCAGGGCTTTACTTCGATGGGTCGCAAGCATATCGCGCCTCCGGAGCTTTCGACGGCCGACCAGCCTGCGCTCTTCCAGGTCGCCGGCCGTGAGATTCACATTCCGCAGAAGCCGCCAGGCGCGCCCTTCAAGCTCGTTCTTCGCGGCTTTCTGATCGTTTACGCATTCGGGCCGACCGTGAACGAGAACATCGGCACCGAGCAGCTCCTCGGCGAGACGCAGCTTAACCAGCTACTCTTCGCGATCGATAAGGCACTGGTAATCGACGACATCGGCAGCGGAAAGTTTACGCTCGGCCGGACGGTCACGCATTGCTGGATCGAAGGCGACACGGATCTCGATCCTGGGATCTTCGGTCCGCAGGCCGCGGCGATCCTGCCGCTGAATATTTTGGTTTGAGAGGTTCTTATGGCAAGTCTCATTGATTCCGAGAAGCTCGCCGCGAAAATCGGCGCCGGCTTTCAATTCGGTACAGGCGTCGATGTCGCCGGCGAGCTGCGCAAGCTGGCCGCAGCGATCGAAGCGAGCGATGTCGCCGTTCAAAAGGTGACGCTCTATCACACGGCCAACGTCGAGGACTTCAAAATGACCGGCCTCGTTCTGCTATGGGCCGAGAAGGTAGAAGCAGAGCGCCAGGCTCGCGCTTACCTGGCGAAGCATTCGCCGCCGTTTGAAAAATCTTCCGAATCTGCCGGCTGATCCGCTCCGCGGTCGGCTCAACGTCAACCATTTAACCTGACGCCCTAACGGGCGCCCTGGGAGAGAAAAACCATGCTCAATCCTCAGTTTGGCTCTGGGGTGCTTTACGGCGTCCCGAATCACGGCAATCTCGCCACTAATCCGACTCCGCTTCAGTTCGGAATCCTGCAGGAAGTATCGGTCGAGCTGAAGGCCGATCTCAAGAAGCTCTTCGCTATGCAGCAGTTTCCCGTCGCGAAGGCTCGCGGAAAGATCGCGATCACGGGCAAGGGAAAGATCGCCTCGCTCGATCCGTTGTTTTTCTCGCAGCTCTATTTCGGGCAGAACACTTCTAGCGGCGTCAACCGTCCGGTCTATAACGAGTCGCATGCAATCGGCTCGTCGGTCTCGACCACGCAGATCAAGGCTGGGACGGATCTCGGCGTGATCAATGGTACGACCGGCGTGCCCATGACTCCCGTCGCTTCAGCGCCGGCTGTGGGCCAGTACGTCTTCACGCCCTATAACTCTGTCGGGCCCGTCGACGCAAGCTATGCTTTCAACTCGACCGACGTGACGAGCGCATTCCCCGTGCTGCTGAACTATCAATGGCCGGACACGGTCGGCACGACGCTTGCGATCTCGAATCAGCTCATGGGCTACGCGCCGGAGTTCACCGCGCTTCTGTATAACGACTTCCGCACCAACATGTTCGCTCTCGAGCTGAATTCCTGCATTCTCGGATCGATCTCGATTCCGACGAAGCAGGAAGACTTCTGGATCTCGGATTTCGACTTCGAGGCGACTGCGGACGCTTCGGGGAACGTTCTCAGCCTGTTCTCCGACCAGCTCTAAACCTTAACCGGGCAAGAAGGCCGCCGGCGTCCTACCAGGCGCCGGCGGCGCACCGCAGCCCTCACAGATCTCTCAGGAGAAGACCATGCAGAAGCTGAAATATCTCGGCGTGCCGATCTATATGAACGGCCAGAATTACTACATTCCCTCACTGACGATGAGTGAGATGCGAGCAAACTACGATCTCCTCACCACATCGCCGGAGGACGGCGCGAGCCCGTTCGCCTTTTTCGACGCGTTCCTTCCCGTGATTTTGCGGGGCATCAATCGGAACTATCCAGAAGTGACGAAGGAGCAGCTTGAGGAGTGGCTTGACCTGACCACCCTCCGGCTTGCGGCCAGGGCCGTGCAGTCTGCCAGCGGCCTGACTCCGGTTTCCGAGGGGGAATAGCGTCCGGCGGCGGTTCCAAGATCGATTGGCCCTGGATCTATGGCCGAATCGTAACCGCTACCGGATGGACTTTCGACACGCTCAACGAGACGAGCTTCTCGGATGTCATCGAGCTACTCAACTATTGGGGAGAGGAGCCACCGACGCACGTCCTGCTCGCGCTGCGCTACCTGGGCAAGAGCAAGAGGGGCAACAAGCCGGACGAAGCTAAAGCTCGTCAGGACATGGGCGAAATGGCGGCGATCTTCGGCAAGCAAGCGCAGCCGATGCCTGAACACCTGAAGGCAATCCTTCGGCAGGCCGAGGCAATGAAGAAAGAAAAGAAGGGGCTCTGAAATGCTTGAGGTCAAGATTGATCCGGCCAGCGTCGCCTCGACCGTCGGGTACCTGGAGGCGGTCAAGGGGCGAATCCTTGCAGCGGTGCGGGTGGGCATGGCTGAAGGTATGGAATTGCTTGCCGGTAATACCGTGGCTGAACTGACTGCGGCGGGGATCCAAAGCCGTACCGGGGGGCTCGTCGAAGGCATCCTTAAATCGCCTCGGGTTACCGAGGATGCGAACGTCATCAGGGGCCGGGTTACCGCGTTCGCTCCTGTGAAGGCAAAGGGCGGCGAACTCTATTACAACAATCTCGGCAACATTCTCAATATGGGTTTCAGGGATCCGAATGTGAAATCGCCTATGCATCAGTTCACCGCCCCGGATGGAGAAACGTTCTGGGCGCGGGGCCACGCTGCCTTCGATGTAAAACCGCACCCGTTCTTCCGTCGGGCCGTCGAAGTCTCGGAGTCGCCGATCATGGATATCATTCGAAG